TGATTCACACCACGGGTAGCTTCACTCATATCCGCCTCCGTGACATCAGCCAGCACAAGCATGTTTTTGGTTGCTTCTTGCAAAGGCTCGCCATCATTAATTCCTTGTATGTTTTGTTTGACCATTGCCATAGCGCGTGCGACTGTTTCGGGATTGTCACCAAACCCACTCTTCCACACTTCTTGCATATCCTCTTTCAGTTGTACGGCTTCTTCGCCAGATGCACCAAGAGAGCCTATAACCAATTGCATAGCCCCACCCATACTAAGTGCACTTGCCCCTGCGACAGCACCTAGCCCAGCTATCGGTGCTGATAAACCTGTTGTTAGTTTATCGCCTGCATCATTCGCTTTGTTGCCTACATCGTCTAATGCTTTTTTATACTTGTCAGCGTCTCGCTTAGCATCGCTCATTGCTTGGGCTTGTTTGTTGATTTCTTGCTTCGATTGACCGATTGCATTTTCTAATTTTTGTTCTGATATCTTTAAATCTAGCAATTTATTGGATAACTTGTTTGCTTCATTCGAATTTTCGCCGTATGTTTTTTTAGCTTTTTCGAGTTGATCATCGGTAGCTTTTATTTTTTGTTTAACGATTCCTTGTTCTTTGCCTAGTTGTGATATTTTAGCTTCTAATTTTTCTGTAGCACTAGCCGTATCTTTCATTTGTTCAGATTGTAGTTTGAATTCTTTCTTTAATTTCGTACTTTCTTTTGACATTTCGGCAATGCCTTCGTTAAATTCCTTGTTAAAAATACTGAATTTAACTTTTGTTTCTGGCTGTTTTGCCATTCTCTATCACCTGCCTTTACTTGGGGCTAGAAGTCCAACCGTCGTAGGCTTGCTTCCCCTGAAAAATGCGTTCTACGCTTGGAATAGGATAGTGCCAAAATACGTCATCAGGAACATTGTAGACCAAGCAATAATAAACGTATCTATCTTCCACACACTCAAATACGAGTTTAGGCGCTTTTATTTTCTTTTGGTCTTTGTCTACTTTTTTGACGTGCTTTTGTCCAGCCCTTCAGCAAATTTATTCTTGTCAATATTTACGCTAGCCAGAACTAACTTTGTATAAGTATTAATTGTGTCAGCCGTATCTTCGTGGTATTTTTCTAGGAAATCTTCGTAGCTTAACTCTAGTTGTTTGTTCAATCCGATAACGGACAAGTAGATTGTTTTTAAGTATTTATTTATATCAATTCCTTCTGCTGCAATGACACTTTCTTCTGTTAGTCCGCCACTTTCCATTTCACGTGATAACGTTCCGAGATTCGCTAGTTTGACTAAATCTGTCAATTGCGATCCCTTAACCAAACCTAACTTTTCCCCCATATTCAGTGAGTAGTTTGTGATAGCAGCAGGGTATCTTTTTTCATTAAAAAAATGTTGTTCGTACTCCCCGTCTACTTCCCTTATTTCCATATCTTTTAGCGTGATCATTTCAATTTTAGCCATCGTTAAACCTCCTTATAAAAAAATAAAGAGTAGGAAAAACCTACTCTACACCGGTGGTACTGCTTCGACTAATGTGTAGTCGAATGTTGTATGCCATGTATCGGCGATGCTTGCATCGTCCAATTCTGCAACAAAAGCATCGTAATAAAAATCACTATTAACACTAGCGGAATCTGGGTAAGCCGTGACTTCAAGTTCCAACTGTGCCACCTCATCAGCACCAGCGTCAACAGTCATTTTTAATCCAGTCGATGAAACACAATTAGGAAAAGCAATCAATTTTTTCACGTCTTGAAATTCGTCGATAATGTCAGCGGTCAAAACAAACTTTTTACCTTTTGTGTTCTGGGAATACCGATAAATGCCTGGCTTCAAGCCCTCATTCGATAAACCGAATACTTTTCTAATTACCTCTACTTTCACGTGGCCAGTTAAAGTCAAATTCATTTTAATGGGCTTTGTAACTTTCCCTTTTTCTATTCCAGCACATACCTTAACAATTTCCTTTATTTCTGTTTCTCCTTCAATTGTTCCCAGACACCCAAACTTAGTACCTTGTTGTTGCGTGCCATCTTCCATAAATTGTAGAGATGCGTTTTCAATTGAAACCGCATCAAATTCTTCCACTGTTGTTACCATTAAAATTCCTCCTCTAAATATCGGTCAATATGTTCATTTAGACCGTCCATGATATCTGTTATGCTTTTTGATAAGCCCCTTTTCATAAATTCCTGTGAAGCGTTACCTTTTGACGTTCCGAGTGCTTGGTCAGGAAAGACAAGATAATTAAATTTAGGTTTAGTCATGATCGTAAAACCTAAATTACTGTTTTTGCTTTTCAGTGGATTGCTTGTTTTTGCATGTTTTTTCTTTTGATTAGAAGTAGGCATCAGATAAATGATTTTATCTTGGGCTTTTGTTGTTCCTTCTTTATGCAAATAACTGTTTATGACGTTCTCTACATTGACGGGTATACGTTTAAATTTCTCTTCTAGTTTTTCAACTTCTGAATAATCAAGATCAAATTTGACACTCATATTTCAACATCCTTCTAAAAATAAGTGTTACCTGGTCAACGTATTCATCCGTCTCGCCTTTTTGCAATCGTTCTTTGACTGTTCGCTTAAAGTTATACCCTCTAACCTTAGAAACGACTGTCAGTATGTCTAGTGTGGTTGTTTCAACATCTGCATTTTCTTCTGATACATAAACCACATAAACTTCCTGTGAAACGCTTATTTCTGATTTACCAGCTACCATATCCCCGTAAACAATTAAAAAATAATTCGCCTTTGACAGTGCCTCATCTTCTGCAATTTCATCTTCAAAAACAGGCAAGTTAAATGTGGTAGATAAATCGTTATAAAGTTTTGTTTGTTGCTTTTGCATATAAACTTTTTGCTTATCGTTCATCTACCGCACCCACTTCTTGTAAATAAAAATAGAGATAACGTTTATCGTTATCCCAATCAACCGTGATCACGTCATACACAAGGTTTTCTATTTTCGCTTTAAGGCTTGTTTTTTTTACGTTTTTAAAAGATGGTGGGAGTCTAGTTTTTACTTTTAAATCTAAACTAGCCCCCATTGATCCAGCAAAACGGTAATCTTCTTCACGTGCGCTTAAAAGTTTAAAAGCTAGTTTCCCTTCACCTGTAAAAGTCTCACCAATACGTTTTTTTGTCTCATTTCGTAATGTTTGATTGTGTCCATAGTCCAAAAAACCATCGTTAAAAACTTCATGCACTGGTCGTTGTATCTTGCGCTTCATATGCTTTTATCCCCTCTCGTAAAGAGAGTTTAAAAAGTTCTCTTTCAAAATTAATCTCAAACAATTCGAGCGAATGATTGTAGGCATATCGTCCATAATCCATCAATAATGATTTGGCTATTAAATCGGTTGTATAGTCGATTTTTATTCCAGCTATATCATCAAGATAAGCTGTTCCTTCTTTGACCATATCTAATAAATCGTCGTCTTTCTCAAACCAGGTAATCTGCAAATGGCTTTTTAATTTATCCCGTAAAGTTATCAATTCCAATTCAGTCAACAAAACCACCTCCTATTTTTTAGTAGATGGTTTTTTATCTGACATTTCTTCAATAAAAACACGACGGTATTTAGGGTGTTTCTTTGATAGATTCTTGATTCGCTTTTCGTCAGTTCCAAGGTATTCGTCACCAACCTTATAATGGTGATCTTTGTTTTCTTTATCAATAAAATCATTCACAACTGTATATGGCATGATTTATGCTCCCTTCTTTAAGCTGTTGTTGTTACCGATAGTTCCGCGCTTAATTCGGATTCAAGTCCATTCGTTCCAATTGCTTTCACCTGATAAATGTAAGTGGTTGATGCAGTTAATCCTGTGTCAGCAAATGATGTACCGACTCTTGTATCTTCCAATACGCCATCACGATAAAGTTCATAGTTTGAGATTCCCTCATCATAACTAACGGCATCCCATGTGATGTCAGCTGTTGTAGCTGTCACATTAGATGATGCTAGGTTAGAGGGGACCTTAGGGTGTCGCTGTTAGTTGCAACGTATAAACTTGTGCTGCATCGTTATCAACTGGTTTGCCAGTAGCAAATTGTTTAGCGATATACAGTGCGGCATCTTCCAACGCCATAGTCTCTGTATATTTTTTAATCGGTTCAGTTCCGCCCATAGCTGCAATGTACTCACCTTTGACGAAAAACAAGATTTTTCCTTGTGGAACAAATACAGATTCCACTTGTTTAGGATTGAACGGGTAACTAGTCGTATACACACCACTTGCATTTTGGACGGTAGCATTTGCTTGGATTCCAAAACTATCGAATGGATTTACCACCATATACACCTTACCAGCTACATTGCGAATTTTTGGCGTTCCGTTATCGTCGCGTGTAGATAGTTTTTCCACAACTCCTTTTAATTCTTGCACCATTGTTTTGCCTGGTTCAAAAGTAAGCGTTCCAGCAGAAACTTTATTAGTAACCGCTTGTGTGACAGCATCAACATCTTTTAATAGTCCAATAGGTTGGTTATTTCCGTTACCTTCCACAAATCCGCGTTCTAAACCTACTTTCATCGCTTCTGTGATCATTGTGCGTACATATCGTTCAATCCATGCAGGCCCCAATTTCAGCATATCGTTGGCAAGTGGGATAAATGCTGTCAATTTAAGTTGACTGATAGACTCTTTACGGAATGCCGCATTTAGTTGTCCTTTAATCCCATCAAATAATGGTCCCCATACAGCTGCACCGCTTGGGTCTGAATAAATGAATTCTGTTACCGCACCTAGATTCTGCAAACCGATTGCACTTAGTAAAGGATGTTCGTCTACTAAATCTTGGAACACGCGCTCCTGTGTAGTAGTAGGTAAACGTTCTGTTTCCTTAAACCCGCCTTCTTCCACAACAGCATTAAAGAATTTTGTTTCTTCATTTGTTAGGATGTTTTGACCACGGGATTGTAAGACCGCATTATCTGCCATCTGTGTATTGACTTGATTTAAAATATCTCCTTGAACATCTTGTGCTAATGCTTCAAGCATCGTGTTTAATGC